CAACTCGTTCTGGCGGGTGATCTCCAGCGATTCGAGCCGGGCCGAAGGTCTCAATATCCACAGCCTGTGCTATGACGAGCTTCATTCCGCCAAGGACCGGCGTCTGTTCGATGCGATCAGGTACGGCGGAATTTCTCGAACCCAGAGCATGATCCTGAGCATTACCACAGCCGGGTCCGACCGGGCCTCGATCTGCTACGAGCAGCACGAGCATGCCATGAAGTGCATGGCGGACCCCAGCTACGACCCCCAGTTTTTCGCGTATGTCAGGGGGGCGACTCTTGAGGACGACTATCGGAGCCCGGCCATTTGGGCAGCCGCGAACCCCTCGTTCGGCGTCACGATGGACGAGGAGAGCTTCAAGGCCGACGTGAAAGAGGCCGAGTCGATCAAGTCAAAGCTGGCGAGCTTCCTCCGATACAGGATGAACATTTGGGTTCAGGGTGAAGACAAGTTTCTGAACCTGACCCAGTGGCAGAGATGCACGGGCATGACCGAGGACTTCTCCTCGCAGCGGGTCTGGTACGCGGGGCTCGACCTAGCCCAGACATGGGACGTGAACGCGTTCGTGGCTGTGAGCAAGGGCCACGACGACGTCTATGACGTCCTGTGCCGGTTCTGGATCCCGGCAGACAACGCCAGTAAGCGAGACGTGAAGGAGAACGTCCCTTGGACCCAGTGGTTCAAAGACCCCGCCACCGGCGTCTGCCTGACCCCCGGGGACACCGTCGACTACGACTTCATCCGCAGGGACATCCTCCAGTTCTGCAAGGAGAAGACAGTCCGCAAGATCGCCACCGACCCCCACAACAGCCACTACCTGTCGCAACAACTTCAGGCAGAGGGTGTGAGCGTGGTAGGTTTTTCCCAGACACCGAGCGCGCAGAACGCCCCTACCAAGCTTTTGGAGACGCTAGTCTCGCAGGCCCGCCTGCGGACAAATGACAACCCCGTCCTGAACTGGATGGCGGCGAACGCCACTGTGCGTTCAAACAGCGAGGGATACATCAAGGTCGTGAAACCCTCCGCACACTCACCGGCACGAGTCGACGGGATCGTGTCGCTCATCATGGCTCTGGCACTCGCAAGCGACGCCGAGTCTGCCCCTGCCCCTGTCGCTCCGGAGATTCTGGTGTTATGAGCAGCGAAGACCGCGTCCTCAGCGACACCGTGTGGACCCCGGAGCGAGGTCTCGAACAGCCCGAGGTTCGAGGAATCTCGTGGGAGAACTTCCTGCTCTCGGATGACAAGTACCTCGGTAAGTGGCGGACAGACTCTGGCGTCCGCATCACGCCTGAGACCGCGCTTCAGTCGACTGTCGTGCTGGCAAGCTGCCGCATTCTTGCCGAGACCATCTCCGGCCTTCCGATCCGCGTCTACGAGAAGAGGGACGACGGCAGCGAGGAGCCGGTCAAGGGCATCCCGCTCTACAAGATTCTCTCGTTCGCCCCAAACGAGTGGCAGACGAAGCCAGAGTTTTTCGAGCAAGTGATGATGAATCTGACGCTGTGGGGCAACTCCTACACGCGGATCCGCAGCGGAAAGTACGGAAGTGTTTCCGCCCTCGACAATCTTCATCCGAGCCGGATGGACGTCGAGCGTCTGGAGAACGGCCGACTGAGGTACAGCTACACCGACCCCGAGACCGGTCGGCTGGAGCGGTACACACAAGACCAGATCATGCACGTCCGGTGGACTCCGGAGCAGGACGGCATCAAGGGCATGGTCCCTGTCGAGATCGCACGAGAGGCGATCGGGCTCGCCCGTGCCTGCGAGCAGCACGCCGCGAGGTTCTGGGCGAACAGTGCCCGGCCGGGCGTTGTCCTCACGACCGAGGGGACGCTGACCGCCGAGGCGGCCGAGCGTCTGCGAGACAACTGGGAGAGGCTTCACAAGGGCAGCGAGCGAGCCTACCGGACGGCCGTCCTCACGGGGGGCATGAAAGTCACTGAGCTTGGCTTCACGAATGAGTCGAGCCAGTTCAATGCCACCCGCGCCGCTCAGACCGAAGAGATCGCGAGGATCTATAGGTTGCCGCTCCACCTCATTCAGGGCGCGTCTGGCGGCGACCTTGAGGTGCAGGGCCAAGAGTTCGTCACCTACACGCTGATGCCGTGGATCACGAGGATCGAGTCGGCTATCAGCCGCTCGCTCATCGTCGACGACGACACGTTCGTCGCGAGGTTCGACGTTCGCGGGCTGCTTCGTGCGAACTCGATGCAGCGTGCGAGCTACTACTCGACGATGATGAACCTCGGCGTAATGACCATAAACGAATGCCGCCGCCTCGAAGGCATGAAGGATCTGGGCCCTGACGGCGATCATCACTTCGTCCCGATGAACACCCAGACGCTCGAAGACGCCACCAAGCCCAAGCCCGAGGCGGCTCCGGGTGGCCCGCCGCCTCCCGCCGCCGGCGGTCCGCCGAGCATGTCCGAGGTCAAGACTGGCAAGGCTCCGATCGCTTCTCCGAAGGGCGAGGCCTCGAAGCCGAAGATGGAAGACGCGATCGAGGAGTCTTCGGCCGACTGGGAGGACGCGGTCGAGGACCGGGCCTTCTGCCCGAATGGCGAAGGCAACGGAATTGACAACTCTTGTTCTTCATCCGGCGGAGCCGCGTCGCCCACCAGCGAGACGCCCGCCTCGCTCAGGGTCGACGCCCGGCCCGAGGACATCGCGAGCCGACTCGGCAGCGTCGACATGGACGACGCCCTCCGGGCAGCCGGCGGCGCGAGGTCCGACACGAAAGTCTTCGTGCGGAGCGATCACGAGACGAACGGCGTCCACATCGAATGCACGCGAGACGTGGCCGGTGTGAAAGACGGGCTCTTCAGCGTCACTGTCGTTCGCAATGCCGGCACCGAGAAAGACCCGGAGGTCGTCGTCGACCACAAGGTGATCGAGGTGACGCCGGCGATTCAGTCTGATCCGCAGAAGAGGCAGACCGCCGCGAGAGAGTTCATGCGAACGATGACCGATAGCGTGACGTCTGCCACCAAGAGCGGCGTTGCCAAGGTCGTTCTGAACGCAGCCGGCCACTCGTCGAAGGGAAGCTCGCAGACATTCCGTGGCTACACCATTTGGCCCCGCATGGGCTTCGATGCCCCGATTCCTTACCACCTCCGCAGCGAGCTTCCGCCGACCCTCGCGTCGTCGCGGACACTGCTCGATCTTCACAAGACTCCAGAGGGCACGCGCTGGTGGAGAGACAACGGCGTGTCTGTGGACGTGCAGCTTGACTTGACCAAGCTGGACAGTCCGCAGATGCAAGTTTTCAACAGGTTCGTGAATCACTTCAAGCGAGACCGCCGCGACATCGAGATGTTCGAGGGCGAAGACTGGTTGTCCACGGCGGACCAAAAGAAGATCAACGAGATCTGGGGAACGATCTGGGCCGAGGGGATCCTTGATGGCTACAAGGAGGCCGATCAGGACTTCAGCAAGATCGAGAAGCGAGCGTTCTGTGCGACGGGGGTCGGCAACGGCGTTGACAACTCGTGCGGCGGCGGCCAGTCTGTTGCCGCGAACGACGATCGCCTCAAGGAGCGTGTCCCCTTCGTGCCATCTCTTGACACAAGCAACAGGGACCACGCCACGCCGCCGACGGATGAGGAGTTCACCAAGGCCCTGATTGGCTCGAACAAGTCGAAGGGCACAAAGATCGGCGAGGCGAAGAACATCGACCCCGGGACGCCTGTTGCACTGCGAATCGACATCCCGGCGTTCAATTGGTCTCGCGACAATCTTGGCAAGAGCATCTACGCCGTCACGATTCACGAGAACAAGGGGGGCAAGTCCTTCGGCGCTCCGATCGCCTACGAGCCGATCGCAAGGCTGTCTGGCCCCGTGACCTTTGCGTCAAAGGAAAGCGAGGCGATCAAGGTCGCCACAGGAGAGTCGAGCAAGTTCCCGCTTGCCACTGTGAAGGGTAGCTTCGACAAGAGCAGAGAAGTCCCTGCCGACATCGACTCTTGGACTCCCGTGGGCTACGACCCCAAGAAGGCGGCATACTTCTACGACAAGAGAACAGGCCGCGAGGTCGAGGGCGGGACCGACGCCGTCAGCGTCGGCAACACTGTCTTTGTTCGCATGCCGCAGTACGGCGATCGCCATGTCCAGCATCAGTACAGGCACCTCGCCGACTCGTGGGGCCTTGAGTCTCGTGCGTTGTCGCCGGCCAATCAGGAACTCTACAAGGCTCAGGAAGAGATCGTCGCCGAGAACGGCAAGTGGCCTCCGTCGGAGGCTCACTACATGGAGAAGAACCCGTTCGCCTCTCGCGGCATGAAGTGCGGCAACTGCCTGCACTTCGAGGCGGGGCAGTGCGAGGTTGTCGCTGGCTCCGTGAGCCCCGAGGGCATCTGCAAGCTCTGGATCATTCCCGAAGAGAAGCTCTCGAACCCCGAGCAGCGAGCGTTCTGCCCGACCGGCGAAGGCGGTGGCATCAGCAACTCTTGCGGCGACGACGGACAAGCCGGCGGCGGCTCTTCGCCATCCGGCGGAAAGTCTGGAAGTGGTTGCCCGTCTCCTTGCCACGAGCCAGACGTGACCGGCGACAAGAACGAGGACGGAGTGACGGACGCGGCTCGCGTTGGCGTCCCTGCGATGGACGTGCCGCCTCCGCCCGTGCTGGGCCGCGTTCCCAATCTCGGAGAGCATGAGCGGAAGGTCGAGGAGGCGTTCATCTCGCACTTCGAGAGTGACCCGGACAAGGTTGCATCCCAGTTTCGAGAGCTTGTAGTCAAGCAGGGCGACCCGCCCACGTTCGGCACTGACGACGCCAAGTGTCTCACGGACGCATGGTCTGACCCGGACCCAGACAGGCGTGCGCAGAACCGCGCCACCCTGAACGTCGCGTTGCACCAGTGCGCTAACGCGATCGCGAAGCGTGCATTCGTCCAGCACCTCGACACCCTCAAGGAGGGCGACGAGATCATGGTGACCGTCGGCGGCTGCGGAGCCGGCAAGGGCTTCGCGCTCAAGAGCGTGCCGCAGGCTCTCGAACTCAAGAAGTCCGCAAAGGTGATCTGGGACTCCGCCGGTGATCAGAACGCCACCGAGAACCCGTGGATCCAAAAGGAAGCCGAGTCTCGCGGCCTGAAGGTCACCTACGTCTACGTACACGCAGACCCTCGCACGCAGTGGGCAGACCCTGAGCGTGGCGTCGTGAAGCGTGCCAGCGATCCCAAGGACGGCCGCATGGTGGACGCCAAGGTGTTCGCCGACAGCTACGCGATCGGTGCGAAGAATCACGACGCGTTCCACAAGGCCAACAAGGACAACCCGTCGGCGAGGTTTGTGTTCCTCGACAACACGGGCAAGCCAAAGCTCGTTGACGGAGTTCCGAAGGAAGCACTCTCGCACGACTCAGAGAAGCTGGCAGAGTTCGCTGAGAAGACGGTCGAGGAGTCTTCGGCTCCTCCGAGGGTCAAGGCGGGCGGGCTCGTAGGCAGGAAGATCTGGCCCAAGAAGAAAGCGAAAAATGGCTGACGACGATCTCTCGCAGTGGTGGGATGAGGACGCCGAGCGTCTGAACAAGCTCGCGGAAGCCGCGAGGGAGTTCGCGGCCAAGATGCCGAAGGAGAAGGAGGAGGAGCGTGCCTTCTGTCCGACCGGCGAGGGCAACGGCATCGACAACTCTTGCGGAAGCTCAGGCGGCGCAAATGCCGTGGTCCGAGAAGTCTTGTCGAGCATCGCGAAGACTGGCGGGTTCACTGTTCACCCAGTCACGGGACAGAGCCCAACGACGGGCTATATGTGCGCAACTGTCCCCGGCGCAGAGAAAGTCTTGAGCGGCCGCGAAGACATAACAGCGAACACGATTCGCGGATATTTTTCCGATCATGCCGACTATCTTTCTGAGCGTCCGCAGCTACACTTAGGTGGCTGGATTGACCCCGAATCCGGCAAGGTCTATCTCGATCTCTCCGAGAGGTTCGAGACGGAGGCCGAGGCGACGGCCGCCGCCGTCAAGCACAAGCAACTTGCGATCTGGGATCTGGCTGGCCGCCGCGAAATACGGATACAAGGAGAGGCACGTGGACGACAAGAAAAAGCTCGTGAGGTTCGACTTCCCGCCCGGAGCGACTCCGGAGCAGATCGCCGAGGCCCTGCGGAAGGCGCACGACGAGGTCATGGCCGCGAAGAAGAAGCCCGCTCAGTAGATTGCGGTCGCGGCCCCGGTGGCATCTTTGGCCCCGGCAACAAGTGCCAAGAGAATGCGGGTGATGCCGCCCCGCCGCCAGCCGCCGCCGTGCCGGCGGGCGACTCATTAGAGTTGCCTCCATCTCTGGCAAGCGTGCGGGAGGTGGCGGTCGACAGCACTGGTCGGCTCCCTTCGTCTCTCAAGAAGGTTGGGGTCTCCCTCGAAGACGCCGCCAAGGTGTGTGCGTCCACTGGGGCCGACGCTCGCGTCACGATCATTGATGGGACGATACAAGACCCGTATCCGCGAGATCCGTCCAAGCCTCCTTCGGCAGACGTCACGTT